TTTGCGGCCTTAACTTGCTTTGTGTACGCCATGCCGCGAGCTAATGCCTTGGTGTAACGTGACGACAGTGAGTCGTACAAGTTATCTTCAATCGCTTCTTCAGTGATTGAGAAACCCATTGCAATAGTTTCGTGGTTGTAGCGTGCAGTCCAAGCTTCCTGTGCATTGTCGTAACGCATTGCAGCGCCCTCGTCCTTGACGGGAGCAGCGTTAAAACCAGACAGCTTGGTCTCTTCTTCAAACGAACGCTCTGAAGATTCTGTTTCAAAAATCTCTTTGTGCTGCTCGCCGTACTTCTTATACTCAAGACCGAACAGGGCATTTAAGCCCGGCAGAAGTTCTTTAAGTAGTTGTGCGCGTGAAATAGCCATGATTTAGCTCCTTATACGCCGGTTGCGTTGTTGTACTGGTGCATGCCAAAGTTGATCTTAACGATAACTTCTGGAAACACATCAGCAGCCGATGCCGTGTCTCGTACCACATCAATAATGCGAATAGGCAGAGTGCTGGTTGTGGCGGTTGAGTCCAAAAGAGCCACTTTCGAGTCACCAGTGGTGGTCGAACCAGCATTTTGAACTAACGTTGCGTTGTTACCAATAGCCGAAATTCCGACCCCAGTAATAACGGTTGTGCCAGAAACAACGGCAACTTGAAACAACGTATCTGGATCATCAGCGACAACTGCAAAAATCTTCGTGCCAGACTTGATGCTTGTGCTGGCAGGATAATATTGCTGCTGCTGGATTTGACCCGTTGAAGCGTTGGTGAAACTCACGCCAAGAAACACGCCGCAAGGAGTAGCCGTAGTTGTACCGGTGTCCTTTTCGATTGTGCCATCAGAGACGCGCTTGACGAGGTCGCCGTAGAAAATGTTAGTAGCGTAACCACTAGCAATTTCCATTTGACGAGTCGCGCCAGAAAATACCTGCCCACCGATCAAGTTGATCGGCTTTAGCCCGTAAGGGGCGCTTACGATTGGATAAGCCATTTAAGACTCCTAAGTTTGATTACCGGAACCGAAAGTAACCCGTGATTTGCGCTCACTGAAAAGCGGCATAACAGGATTATTTTCTTTCATGAAGTTGTTATCAACAGAACGCATCTGATTATCATTCTTTTGTTGAATGGAAGCTTCGCGTGCTGCGACACGTTCTTTCGGTTGCTTGCATAACATCAAACCACCAATCACGATATTGTCCTTAAACTGACTGTTCTCAACGATCAGAATTTGGATTTCGGGGTGATCGACTGCTTTGCAGGGTTCCCATCCAGAACGAATTTGTGAAGAAAAGTTCGTGGCATCAGCTTCGCCGCGTGTAGAGATACGTACCCAATGAAACTTCCAGCCTGCTTGCGGTTTAGGGCTAGGCAGGGTTTCTGGGTCAACCCACGATTGCGGGCGGACTTCGGTTTCGCGAGTTTGTAAGTCTTGTGGTAAACGATTTTGAGCCATGATTATTTCCTCATTCCTAAAGCAACCTGTTTGGCGTATTCTTCAAGCGGAACTCCAAGCCGTTTGGCAAGAGCTACCGAAGATGGGGTCAGCACAATCTTTTTTGGCGCGGTGCTGCGCGTTGCGGGAGCGACTACATTTGATTTTTGCCGTGGTTTTTCAACCTCAACTTCTTCATCTGCATCGAACTCGTCTGGAAAAACTTGGCGCATGCGAGAATTTATTTTCTCGTAGTATTCGTCTGAGCGAGGGTCTAAACCCTGTTTTACTAATTTCTGATGCAACCCCAGAGCAAAGCTCGTCATCTCGTCATCTGAACCAAACCATGAATTCTGTTGTTGCCAATTCACAGCCTTTTCATCAACTTGAGGCGCAGGGGCGTTCTGCTGTTGTTTTACTTCAACTTCAGGCGCTTGTACAGTAGGCAACCTAAAATTATTTATGCGATCTGCTTTGATCTTTGCCGCAGTCAAATCATCTTGCGCTGCAACAACGGCATCAGAATCGCCTGATTCGTACGCTAACTTGTACTTGGCTTTGGCTTGCTCAACCTCGCCTGCCGTAGCGCGTTTGGCTTGCTCAAGAAGAACCTCTTGGTTTTTGCCAACCGTACCTTTTAGAGTTTTGTTCTCTTCAAGGATTTGCTGGGCGTACCGAATTGCCTCTTCTTTCTCGCGGAAAGCTGTCTCTTTTGCGCGACGCTCATCATGGTAGCCCTTGGTTAAATGGCTCATGCGCTTACGCACTTTCTCAGAGTAGCCCTCTAGTTCCTCGTCCGTGGGGTCTTCTGGCGGATCAGATGGTTTGCGACCACGATCCTTGGGCGGAGTGTCATCGACAATCTCGATTTCTACTTCCGGCTTTTTATCCTGTGGGACTTCGACCTCGACTTCTTTTTCAGAAGCGCGACCTTCGACCTCAACTTTAAAGTCTTGTTTGTCTAGGTCTTCAAACCCAAACTCGACTGGTTCCATTGCCATGATTTATCCTTTAGATAGCACGCGTAACACCACGCGGATCGGCAACAACAGCTTCGATGCTGTCATCGTTGATTAAACGCAACTCTTGCCCGTTAACATTTAGCCGTGTGCCAGTGTGTGGGCGAATAACAACATAATCCCCAATCTTGCACCAAGCGCCATGTGGGAAGCGGCTTGTATCGCTATAGGCTTCTGCACCCATATCTAAGACAACCCCAACGGTAGTCATGATTCGCTCTTCGTTCAAAGTGCGTTCTGCCTTTGCGATCCCGGAGTCAAACTCTTTTTCAATCGTGGGCAGTGCGATAAGTAAACGGTAGCCAACAGGTTTAGGTAGCTGCTGTTCCATTTCTTCTTCGGTTACTTCGACTTGCTCAATTGCTTGCTCAGTCATTGTCGTCATCCATATAGTTACGCGCTAGGTCAAGGATTTCACGCTGTGCGACACTTAGACCCTGAATCAGTCCGCACATATACTTGTAATGGGCAAAATCTTTACAAGCCCCATCAGCAAGTAATTCGGTAGCAGAGCTTTTATGCTCGTTTAACTTTTTAATCAGCGCGTCAAAGACGGTATTTGCCATGCTTATTCACCCTTTTTTGGAGCCATATAGGTCTTTAAAAAGTCCAATTTATGGCTATTTGCAGCCTGTTTTTGGCTGTTTTCTGCGTTTTTGTCCTGCGATGCAAGGCGATTTGCCTCGTTTTGTGCCGAAACATCTAGCTTTGCCTTCTCTAAATCAAGTTTAGCTACAGCTAACTGCACATCTGCTTGGTCTTTTTGCGTTTTCCGGTCAATATCAGCCTTCTTGATCTGAACTTCAGCCTGTTGTAACTGGAATAACGGGTCTTGCTGCTGTTGTTGAGCCTGTTGCTGGGCAGCTTCTTGCTGATGTACCTGAGTAAGCTGTTTGCCAGCGTCTGCCACAAGCCTTGCTAACTGAACTTCAATATCTTCTGGCAATTCTTCGTCTGGCGCGGGTAGGGTCACACCCAATTGCTCTTCAATCTGCTTGCGATACCTAAATGCCATGTGTTCGGCGATGTGCGCCTGCAAACCTGCCATCATTTGCTGTGCCATAGGGTTCTGACCCATGCCTGCGGCGATCATTGGGTCTTGCATGAAGGAGGTATGTGCCGCAATATGCGCGTCTTGGTCTTGGTAGATGAACGCTTTGACTGGTTTGCCGATAAGAATTGCCATGTTCTCTGACACGGGGTCTTTTGGCTTCTGGTCGTCAGTGGTGGGAACTAACTTATCCGCGTTTTTAATGCCCAACACCTCAATCATCTGACGATGTAACTGCGGCAAGTCATAAATCTGTGGTGCTTGCTGCGCCATTTGCAACACGGCTTGGTACTGAACCACTCGCTGCGCCATTGTGCTGCTGTTGGGGTCACTAACGGGGATGACTTCTACCAATGCGTAGTCAGATTTCTTGGCTTTTGGCTCGCCTTGGTCTGGCTGGTACTCATATTCATCCGGCGCGTAGTCCGCCATGATCGCTTTGAGCAGCTTGAACTCTTGTTTCATTGCGTAGTGAACACGCGACTGCACTGCTGCCATCGGTTTGAGTGTGCGCTCAAGTAAAGCTAATGTTGTCCCGACAGGTGCGTTAGCACTCATGTCAGAGATGTTCATGCCACTGATTGCACCAAGCCTGCGACCCTCATCAGTGATCTTTTGCAAGAGAGTCAGCAGCGTTTGGCTTGGCTCCTTGTAAGGCATCATCATGATGTTGTCTTTGATCGCACCGCTTGGTACGTCTACATCACGAAACTCGCCCGGAGCAATGGGGGTGTCGTCACCTTTTACCCGCAGACCGCGAGACTTAAGACCACCGGGAAGATTACTAAGAGTGCCAGCATCAACAAGCTGACGAATAATAGAAGTACCTGCACGGGCGTATCCTCCGATGATGTGAATCAACCCCATGCCGTAAAAGCCAAAGCCGGGGACATACACGTAATGCACGAAGTGCTGGCGTTTGAGCTTTAGCTCATCTTCGGGGTTCCAGTTCCTACGAATAGCAAGAACGGTAGAGGTACTCTTTTCAATTGTAATGACGTACGGCTTGGCGAGATCATCTTCATCATCAACGCCGGGAATGCAGTAGTCAATGTGAATTTCGCACAACGAGTAGCGTTCATCGTCTGCCAGTGTGTAGCCACCCTCTTCGGCTTTGCGTTTCTCAATGTCGGTGTGAAAGGTCTCTGGGTCGCCTAAATCTACATCACAATAGAAACCGCTGGCTTGGAGCTTCTTAACCTCGTTTTTAGTCTTACGCATGATGTGGGTCACGCGCTCTGCCGACTCAATGTGAGACGCGCCGTAGGGCACGATTACATCTTCAGCAGGGATGTAGATTGAAACCTGTCGGTTCAAGTTTGGGTCAAAGTACACCTTCTTAAATGCCGAACCCGCTAGCCCTAGCGAGTACAACGCACGCTCATGCTCTGGGCGGTACTCGACCATTACGTCTGTGAGTTCGTAGTTCATGTCGGCTTCGACACGTTTGGCAGCGTCTTCTTTCTCGCGTGTAATCTTGCCAATAATCTGTGTGCGAACGGGACCCGCCGCAGGAAAGGTCTCTGACATAGCTTCTGCTTGAAACCGGATTGCCGCTTCTGCAAGCACGGTTGAGTA